ATCCGAAACGGCCATCTGCGAAGCCTGTTTGCGAGAAGTCCTCTGCACCCCTAAAGACCGTCTCAAGTCCGGCTACTGCGCCACGCACTACCAAGCCTGGCTAAGAGCGGGCAAGCCCTATCGAGCCCAATTTGAGCATGAAGTTCGGGAAAAACTTTCGGCTGAAACCCAAGAAGCCTGAAAAATCAAGGAAAAAACTTTGTCCTAAATGTTGTCCAAGCGTTGGACAAACTGCTATCTTGGACTTATCGGCAAACAGCCGGTATGACTGGGAGGTCAGAAATGAATCAAGTTGTCGTATTAGGACCAAACATTGCTCGTTCAAACGAGTCGTTTCACGTTCACGCAGTTGGATGCAGCGATGTCAAGAAGAGTCACTACGCGCGCGTATCAAGTTATGTCTACGAAAACTCAACCCTTGTGGAAATCGTTGAGGACACCTACGCAGACCAAATTGCTGAGTCGGTAGGAAATGGCGAGAACTTTGATGACATCGTAAATGGATGGTCAGGAGACTTTAAAGTGTTTCCTTGCGCCGAGGCAGTTTTCTCTGTAAAGGTGGCGAACTAATGGCGCACATCTACCGAGAGGACATCAAAACTCCTGGCGGAATACACCCCTACGTGGTGAACCGCATCAGCTCGACCTGCTACCGAGTCCAGTATCTCTTCACCAGCGAGGACTACCCCACGCTTCTTGAGGCGTTTCAGGCTCTAGAGGTTGCAATCGGAAACGCTCTTGAGCGTGGCGGACAAATTATGGATCTAGTGGAGTCCGACAATGGAAATGCCTGAACTCAAAAAAGCCCTGCCAGTTGGCTACGGCTGGTTCTTGGAGCACACGCAGGTTTGGCTACTTGTCTGCGCCGAGTGCCGGAAAAAGGTCAGGGGAATGGGAACACCTGACGCCGATTTGTATGAAACTAAAGGCGATGCGGTCTGCGACCTGTGTAATCAAGCCTTGGACTAGAAAACCCTGTAAAATAGAACCAGCGACTCGGGAGGTCGAAATGGAACAACAATCACTATGGGATGCGCTCCCCTATCAAGCGCACAGCGAGACCTCCAAAGAGGCCGCTAAGAGTATGACCGGCAAAGCCTCATCTCTCCGAAGCAAGGTCTTGGAGCTCTTACAGTCCAATTCCCTGACCGACGAGGAAATCGCTATCCGGCTCAACCTCTCCGGCTCGACAGCCCGACCTAGACGAATTGAACTTGTCCAGGCTGGCCTAGTCGTTCAGACCGGAACCCGCAAGACCGCCTCCGGCAGAAGTGCAGCCGTTTGGTCGGTGACACCCACGAACATCGGATCTAATGCCTAAAGCCCTCGCCTCTATTGCCTTAACGTTCTCAATGCTGATAACTAACCACTCAATGTCAAGTTCAGCGCCGACCACCACCACAACCACGGTGGTCGCTGCAACCACCACAACGCTCGTTCCAGCCTCCAAAATGGTCGAGTGGGGAAAAGTGGCTCATTGCGAGACCGGAGGCAACTGGAAGCACCAAGGCGCGATGTACGAGGGCGGGCTGGGTATCTTGGCTTGGAACTGGAAGTACTTTGGCGGGCTGGCCTACGCGCCTCACGCTTACCTGGCCACACCTCAACAGCAGGTCGCTATCGCCATCAAGATTCAGCACGGACTACCTACGCCGGACCAAAACGGCTGGTGCGCGGCGTGGTAATCTGAAGAAAACCACAAAGGGGAATCATGGACGCCTTTCAGAGAATCCTTGAAGAGATAGACAACATGCACTTGGAGAAGTCCAAGGGCTACGGACGCAAGGGCGAGCCATTCCACAACATCAAGGCTGGCGCAGACTTTCTAGGCATCCCATGGTGGCAGGGTTGCGTTATGCGCATGAACGACAAGATGGGCCGACTCTCGGCTGCAGCTCACGGTTCGAATCTAGGCGAAGAGGGAGTCGAGGACGCACTCATCGACCTCGCTACCTACGCAGTCATTGCCCTGGCACTTTGGCGCGAAGAGCAGGAGAAGAACCTGACTTGGGCTAAGGACCAGCACCCAGCGTTTCAGTATTGGATTAGTCAAGCCAAAGAGCGCGAAGAGGACTAATGATTACGATTGCCGACATCGAAAAGGGAATTAAGTACGAGCAGAAGTTGCTTCACGACTTAGTCGAGCAAATCCAAAAGGCCGGTGACGAAGCCGCCGAAGCCGAAGCGACCTACAAGGCGAAGTTCAGCAAAGCCCGACTCACAGCTCGAGCCCTGCGCGAAAAAATGACGGTAGGGGAAGTTGAGGACCTAGCGACTGAACAATGCTCCGAAGAGCACCTGAACTACCTAATCACCGAGAACCGCTTCGCCACCCTCAAAGAGGGACTGCGAGCAAGCCAAGCCCGACTCAACGGCTGGCAGACCTTGGCGGCCTCAATGCGTTTGAATGGCGCTTAGTAAGAACCGATAATCTCGGACGCTGCCAAGCAGAGCAGTTCTTCGCCGTCGACATAGACCGGAACGCCGGAGTGCTGGTGATAGATCACCGAAGTCCCGACCTCGAACTGAACCGGAATCAACTGACCCGACTCGCCGTAGCGACCTGGACCAACTGCCAGCACCTCACCCTGATTGGGTCGACGCTGGGCCTGAGTTGGCAAAACGATTCCTGATGAAGTCACCTCTTCGACCTCTTCGGGGCGAACAAGGATTCGGTCAAATGCTGGGGTAAATGAACTCATGGCAAAATACTAGCCTTAAATAGTTGCAATTGAAATGTGGCAGGGCTAAAGTACATTCTGACTGGGAGGTCAAAAATGATTCAGGACAATTGTTCTATCAAGTACATAACAACCGAGCAGACCCACGATGAATGGGTCGCAGCTCGCAAAGAGGGAATCGGCGGTTCAGACGCTGGTGTGATTGTCGGAGCAAGTCGCTACGCCAGTCCATTCAGCCTGTACCACGAGAAGCGCGGATCTGTTGTTTCGGAGTTCACCGGCAACGATGCGACCCGCTGGGGTTCACGCCTGGAGCGGAGCATCGCCGAGGAATACGCCGAGCTCTACAACGCTTGCGTAGTTGCCTACCCTGCAACCCTCGTATCGAACGAGCGGTCTTGGCAGGTTGCCAACATCGACTTTCTCATCATGGGTCACGACCACAACGGTCTCTACCCTGCTGGCAAAGTGACCGACATCGACGCAAGCAGTTTGGGTTTCACCCGACTCCACACCCCCGAGGCCATCTTGGAAATCAAGACCAACGGCCTAGTGGGTCGAGCCTCAAGCGATTGGGATGACGACAACTACCCCGAGACCTACGCCTACCAAACGATGCACTACTGCGCCGTGACCGGACTTCGCAAGGCTGTGTTGGCCGCGTTGGTCGGTGGACGTGGTCTCCAGGTGCGCGACCTGACTTTCAGCGAGGAAGAGATTGAAGCACTCAACGGATACGAAGCCAAGTTTTGGCAGATGGTCGAAGAGGGCGTAGAGCCTGAAGCCTCAGGACTGAACGCAGACTTTGACACCTTGAAGAGCCTCTACCCCGAGAGCGTGGGAGAAGCCGTTGAGGTGACGGAGTTTGTAGCCGACATTGTCAGCGAGTACGCGACTGCCAAGGCAGAGCTCGACGCAGCCGAAGCCAAGGCCAAGGCACTCCGCGCACAGATTGAGCAAGCCATCGGAGACGCCGAAGCCATCACCTTTGGCGGATCTACACTCTGCACCTTTAAGAGCACCAAGTCCGGCGAGGCTATCGACACCAAGGCGCTCGAAGCCGAGTTGCCCGAGGTCGCGCAAAAGTTCAAGAAAGTTAAGCCAGGCTACCGAGTCCTGCGTCTGTCCAAGGAGCTCGCATGATAGAGAAGTTCATCCTCATCGCCTTGGGGATTCCGCTCGGGATTCTCATAGCAACAGTTTGGTGGTTGTTCCATGACCTCTAAGCCACAGATTCACTACCAGTACGGTCGCTGGATAATCGAGGGATACGATGACCTTGGATTCAGCACCGCCGAGGGCGCGGAAGAGTATTACTACGCGCACTTATGTCCCCAGCGTTTCACGCGCTTTCTTCGTTCTATGATTAGAAACTTTGAAGGAAACCAATGAGCAAGATTCACGTCAAGTTAGAGCACGACCTAGCGGAGTTCCACTACCAGGTGAAACTGTCCAAGCGGGCGCTGCTCAAGTTCCACATTCGCGACAAGTTCCGCAGAGCATTCAGGAGGGGCGGATGAACGACCAAGCCGTTATTCAGACAACCCTCGTTGGCGAGAAGCGCAAACTCCGCAACCTAGAGCCAGCCGAGAACAACAACTCAACGCTGGCCGTTTGGTACGGAAACAACACTTTGGCCGAATCAGCCAGGGTGGAGTACCGAGGCTTTCAGTTGCTCATCTACTACTACGAGACCGAGATTGCTCGCATGGATCTAGACAAGCAGGACTGGATGACTACGGACTACCTCATCGAGCTGCTGACCCGAGAGGGCTGGGCATGACCGACACCTGCAAGCACGTCTACACCACCGAGGACTTTGCCGGAAACTTGGTGGAGCGACCCTACACCTCGATTTTCTGCCCCGACTGTGGCAAGCGAATCGAATCACCAGGGCCAACTCGTCCGTTCAAGTTAAGGCCGGACCAGCGATGACCCACACCGTGACCTGCTTTATCTGCGGGGAAGAAAACACCTTGGAACTAGATCTCGCAGCCTTTGACGCTTGGAAGAGTGGAGCGTTGATTCAGGACTGTTTCCCTGACTTGACATTGAACGAGCGAGAGTTAATAATGACTGGTATCGACCAGCGATGCTGGGACAAAATAGGGGAGTAAAAATGACAAACTATGTTGACGTTAGAACGAGCGCACGAGAGGCCACGTTTCCGACTCTGTACGAAGCAGAGTATTGGGCGGAGCGAGTCCTAGGGGATTACCCCTCAATGGGCTACAACACCAGTTGCTCAATCCGCAAGCTCGAGGGAAACGCCTGGAGAGTGGATGTCAAGCGTTGGAACAGTTGCGACTAATGAATCCCATCATCATCATTTTGGTAATTTGGGCGCTGGCTGTAATGGCTATAAGGAGGAACAATGGTTAAAGAGTTTGGATTTAAAAAAGGCAATTGGCGCACCGAGGTCTGGGTCAGCCTGAGCATCCGAGACTTCGGCCTTGGGCTGGTGTTTCACGGAGTTTGCAAGAAGCAGAACAAAGCGTTTGGCGTTGATCTGACGATTCTGTTCTTTGAGTTTCACTTTGAGACTTGGAAGTGGTCGGTATGACAACTGACCTAATTGAGAAGCCCGAACAGGCCACCTGCAAGCACCAATGGTGGAACCTGATTCACGTCAACTGCTGCATGAAGTGCGGAGAGAACCTATGAACACTAAATTTCAGGTAAGGGACATTGAAGTATCAGATGACGATAAACCGTGGGGTATTTTTATTACGGTTCGTAATGAGTCAGCGTGGCTTTCAGTGCAAGAATACCGTTCCCTAATCGTTGCATTGTCTAACTTATCGAATAAAGCCTATGAGTTAGACTCCCAATGTCCTAAGTGCGGAGTGAAACTATGACCCACGCCGAGCGCAAAGCACTACGAGAGAAGCACTATCTCTGGAAAGACAAAGACTGCAACTACGATGGGGAATCCTACCCCTGCGACGTAATCAAGGTGCTGGACTACCTCGACGTTGTAGATCCAATGCCAACCGAAATCAACTGGCAAGGAGGAAAGTAATGGGAAAGAAGCTCGACGAGGCGCACAACCGCATTTGGGTTGAGACCCAACACCACACCCGCCTGAGCATCACCAGGGGAGACGCCTACGAGACAGGCTTTGCCAATGGCTTTGCCGAGGCCCTGCGAATTGTTGCGGAGATTCGGAACCGCTAATGCTTGGCCTAACCGTCTTTGCTCTAGTCATCATCGCTTTATTCTTGGACTATGCCCGCAGAGGGCTCTAGATGACCGTCTGCGCCGCTCTAATCACCTCCGAGGGGGTTTGGTTAGGAGCGGACTCGTTGGCGGCTGACGAGTCTCTAGCCTCGCTATCGGCTACCCCCAAGGTCGGGCGCTTCGGTGACTTGCTCATCGGCTTTGCTGGCTCTTGGAAAGCGGGCGAACAAATGTTCGATTTGGCTAGCAAGGCTCACATGCCGACCATGCGCCAACTGCTGGATAACTTTCAGACCGAGGCCAAGGACTACTCATTCCTCTTCATTGAGGACGGCAAAATCTACGAGGTAGATGATGAACTCGCTGCGGTCTGTGTCCTGGAGCAAGAGGGCGTGGCCTACGGTGCAATCGGATCAGGTGCGCCAGTAGCCCTAGGAAGCCTCTTTGTCTGCCACGATGACGAGAGCGCACTCATGCAAGCCCTAGAAGCAGCCGAGGCTCATGTCCCCACCGTACGCGGACCGTTTAGGATTGTGAGCCTATGACACTACTCAAGGGGAATTGCCTAGAAACGCTCAAGACGCTTGAGGATAACTCCATTGACTCAATCGTGACCGACCCGCCCTACGAACTTGGCTTTATGGGTAAGTCGTGGGACGCTTCGGGGATTGCCTACAACGTTGAGCTCTGGAAGCAAGCCCTCCGAGTACTAAAGCCAGGTGGCCACCTCCTAGCCTTTTCAGGCTCTCGCACCTATCACCGCATGGCCGTTGCCATTGAAGACGCTGGGTTTGAGATTCGTGACCAAATCATGTGGATCTACGGTTCAGGCTTTCCCAAGTCGCTTGACGTAAGCAAAGCAATTGACAGGCAGGCAGGCGCAGAACGCCCCGACCGAACTGTTGAAACAGGTGGCAAATCAGGTTCTCACGAAAACCCAACTCGTCACGTCACCAATGCAGGCTCCCCCGCCACCCCCGAAGCCCAACAATGGCAAGGCTGGGGAACCGCACTTAAACCAGCCCACGAACCCATCGTGGTCGCTCGCAAACCCCTAATCGGTACGGTGGCTAATAACGTGCTGACCTACGGCACGGGTGCGTTGAACATTGACGGGTCGAGGGTTGGTACTGGAACCGGCGAGACGAAAACGGTTCAATACCCTGACATTCGTGGAAACAATTACAACAACGCCATCGGAACAGTTGAATACACGGTCACAGATCAAGGTCGCTGGCCTGCCAACGTAATCCATGACGGTAGTGAGGAAGTGCTGGCAGGGTTTCCAAACTCAAAGGGCGGAGCGTACCCAGCCAAGCGAGGACAGGCTGTGAATACATCGTTCGCAAGCGGTCAGGAAACCGAGGGCGGTTATCGGGCTATGGGCGATGACGGTTCAGCAGCCCGTTTCTTCTACTGCGCTAAAGCAAGCAAGGCAGAGCGCAACGCTGGGCTAGAGGGGTTGCCTAAACAAGAACAACAGGGTTCTTATAAGTTTAGGACAGACGGCTCGCTTGATGGCAAGGAAACAGAACCAAAGTCAAACATCCACCCCACCGTCAAGCCACTAGCCCTAATGCGCTACCTCATCAAGCTCGTCACCCCACCCAACGGCCTTGTACTAGATCCGTTCTTGGGTAGTGGCTCAACCGCTGTCGCAGCAATACTGGAGGGATTCAACTGGGTGGGCTGCGAGATGACCGAGGACTACTGGCCCATCATTGAGGCGCGAGTAGCGTGGGCGCAAAAAGAACAAGAGGGTAAATTGTTATGAGCGACTTCTTCACCCGCTACTACGAGGGCTACGCACATTGGCGAGCCACGCACCTACCGACTGGCACAGTTGGATACGGCGCAACCAAAGAGCTCGCGCAAAAGAACTGCGAAGCGAAACTCAATCGTGCCAAGTAGTTCTGTTGTATCCATCTGCTACTATCTTTAGGGTATTGTGTCCTTTCTGTTTCCAACGACTGGACCTAAAACATGACCTGGTATCGCACCCCCGAGCAAATCGCTAAAGACCAAGAAGCCGCAACTATGCGCTCTCGGGCCATGACTTATCAGTCGATTGGCGACCACTTCGGAGTCACCCGCCAAGCAGCCTTTGCCATGGTTCAACGAGCCATCGCCGACATCCCCAAAGAGGGAGCCGAAGAGGTAGTGCGCTTAGAGATCGAGAAACTCGACTTTTTGGAGCGCAAACTCTACGAGATAATGACCAAAGAGCACGTTGCGTTCGGAGCCTCAGGCAAGGTAGTCACCCTAGACGGCGTACCAGTCGAGGACGATTCGCCGGTTATGAAAGCAATCGACGGACTGCTCAAAGTGGCAGACCGCAGAGCCAAATTACTCGGCCTAAATGCCCCGACCAAACATGAGGTCATAACGCTGGATTCAGTCCAAGCGGAGATTCGACGGCTTGAGGCCCAACTAGGGGAAATAGATGAACTCGATGCTATTGAAGCAGAGGCTGGCGGAACTCAAGGCGCTTGAGCGACTCCAGCTCGAAGACGCTAAGGCCAAAGAAGCCGTAATCCAAGAGGGACTAAGAAACTCCCGCTACCGAGCCAACGCCCGAGACGAACAACTCCCACCTGACGGAGACTGGTTTGCCTGGGTAATCCTAAGTGGCCGTGGATGGGGAAAGACATTCACCGGCGCTGGCTGGCTAATCGAAAAGGCACTAAGCGAACCAAGCATTGAGTGCGCTGTAGTAGCCCCGACCTACACCGACGTTAGGCGAACCTGCGTTGAGGGTCCATCAGGTATCTTGAAGAGCCTCCCGACAGGAGCCCTAAAGTTCTTCAACCGAGCCAATGGTCAGATAACGCTGGTCAACGGATCTAAGATTCACCTCATCTCAGCCGAAGAGCCTGACCGCTCGCGTGGACTTAACCTGTCTTACGCTTGGCTCGACGAGTTCGCCGCGTGGAAGTATGACGAGACCTGGACCGAGGGATTAGTCCCCGCTCTGCGTATTGGTCAGCACCCACAGGTTGTCATCACAACAACGCCCCGCCCGACCAAACTCATCAAGGAGTTCATCAACCGCACAGACGGTTCAGTAGTGGTCACTAGAGGGTCGACGTTTGACAATGCCGCCAATCTCTCCCCTGCAGCTCTACGCGAACTGCGGGCTAGATACGAGGGAACTCGAATTGGTCGGCAAGAACTGTATGGAGAAGTCCTTGAAAACATCGAGGGTGCTCTATTTACCCAAGACTTAATTGACAAGACCCGACTCAACTCTGCGCCTGAACTGGTGAGAGTGGTCGTGGCCGTAGACCCAGCCGTCACCAGCGGAGAGGATTCAGAC